TCTATCAGATTGTCTATCTAAAATAATTTCTTCATATTTAATATTTCGTTGTTTCATGATATTTTTGATATAATCACATTGAGGACAATTAGATTTAGAATATACAACAATTTTATCAGTAATAATAGGATGTTCCACAAATTTAGTTAATGAAATAGATGCTAGATTACAAACAGCAGTTACATCTTTATCAGAATATTCGATAATTTCAGTACAAAGATTAGATGATTTAATTGTTCCTAAATTCTTTTGATTAGATTTTTTGTTACAAGCATCTTTAAATAAAATATATGGCATACCCACTTCGATTTGTGATATATAAATAGAATGCCATACTTTTTGGGCTTCAATTTGTTTACCTCGTCCTTCATTTTCATATTTAGTATATAATTGTTCAAATTCATCACCATAACAATCACTTAATCCAGGACATTGATTAGGACACATAAGAGTCCAAATACCTTTTTCCTGAACTCGTTTCATAAACAAATCGGGAACCCATAATCCATAAAATAGATCTCGTGCTTTTTCTAATTCATTTCCATGATTCTTTTTTAATTCTAAAAATTCCATAATATCGGAGTGCCATGGTTCCAAATAGATAGCAATAGATCCATTTCTTTTTCCTCCGCCTTGATCAACATATCGTGCAGTATCATTATATACTCTTAACATCGGAACAAGACCATTAGAAATACCGTTTGTTCCATGAATAGATGATCCAGCACCACGAATATTATGAATGTGTAACCCGATACCGCCAGCATATTTAGATATAAGAGCACAATCTTTAAGAGTATCAAATATACCAGAAATAGAATCATCTTTCATAGCAGCCAAATAACAAGAAGCAAGTTGTTCATGTTTAGTACCAGCATTAAATAATGTAGGTGTTGCGTGAATAAAATATTTATTAGAAATCATGTCATATGTTTCAAAAGCATGAGTAAGATTATTTCTATGAATACATAATGATACTCGCATAAATAAGTATTGTGGTGTTTCACGAATAATATGATTTTGTTTTAATAAATAACTTTTCTCAAGTGTTTTAAATCCAAAAAAATCAATTAAATAATCTCTACTACTATCTATTTTAGAATCAATTAAATCTTTATTATTCATAACTAAATCATAAAGATATTTATGAATTACAGGTTTATCACCATCATTATATAAAATACATATACAATCGGAAAATTTATTAGGACATTCTTTTTGATGATTAGATACACTAATCCTACTTGCTAGAGTAGCAAAATCAGGATGTTTTGTATAAAGTGATATAGCAGTTTCTGATGCTAATTTATCTAGTTCACATGTTTTAATATTATCTTTTAATTCAGAACAAACTTTTTGAGCAATTAGTGTCGGATCAATATTCAATTTTTCTGTGAATTCGTCACCATCACATAATAATCTTACTCTAGTTAAAATCTTATCCAAAGAAACTTCTTCATATTCTCCATTTCTTTTTTGGACACGCATTACAGGCATAATATTATTGTCAATATTTTTTTAAATACTGTTGTATTTTTTAGATATATGTTCAACTAATTTAATATCTTCCATATCTAAACATAATCTAATATCATCAATTGTTATCTTAAATCCTACATCAACTAAGTGTTTTATAACATTTTTATCTATACAATTTGTAATACATAATTTTATGAATTGTGATGATTTATCTAATTTATCAAAATATTCATTTAATAAATATGATATATATTTAAACATTTTTTTGTAATCCAACATCCTATCAACTGTATATAAAAAATCTATATTATCTACATTTTTTAATAAATATATAAATAAATCCATATTATTATTTTCATAAATTTTAGATATTAAACATTTATATTCATAATCATGATTAATTTTATCACATGAATAAATAAATAATTCATTATATTTTTTACGAATACAATTTATTAAAAATTGATGAGATATTTTTATTTTGTTATTTTGAATGAGATAAAAATATAAATCTTCATTATTATTAGAATTCATCATATAATTAGTTAATTTATATATATAATGTTCAATATGTGAATAATAAAATGTGACTAAATATTTAATGAGGATAATATTATTATGTTTAATAGCTACTTGAAATAGTTCTGATACTTGATGTATGAATGGATTACATTTAATATTTTTATTTAATAATAATTTAATAATATTTAAATTAGATTGTTTATTTGTAAAATGAGATCCTGCTATTATTAAAGGATTATCTGATTTAGAAAGTGATAAAATATCTAATTCATCCTTAAATGTGAATAAATTAAATCTATTAAACAACATATTTCTTAAATTATCATATGTCATTAATAATTCAAATATATCATATCTATAATGAATAATAAGATTATTAATATTATTTATTGATAAATGATAATTATTATTAAATAACCATTTAAAATTACAATATAATCCACTATATGCTAAACGATTAAACATATTTTCATAATGATTAGTATTGTATCTATCATTTAAATAAATTAAATTCTTGATATTATCGATATGATTTTTAAATGATTTATTAACTATTCTAAGATTATATAATCTTCGTGAATCATATATTTTAAATGATCTATCAGAATTGTGTAAATTTGATAATATATTGTGTAATATATCTATAGGGATCGTATCCATTATCTATATTATAAATAGAGATATATATTTAAATAAATTTGATTTTAAAATAATATTTTATCATAAATGAAACTAAAAGAATATTTAGAAAAAAAATTATCTGAAAAAGATTTGGAATTATATATAAAAATTCAAAGATATGAATTATTAAAACATATAGCATATAAAGAAAAATTAGATTTTAAAGAGTTATGTAAGAAATATTTATAAAAATGATATGTATTATTTAATATTAATTAGATTTATCTATTTTTTTTTATTCATATCATTAACCATGCGATTAACAATTGGTCCTAATGCAATAATTGAAGCAATAAATCCTAATAAAGCTAATATTAAAAATCCTTCTAATCCTCTACATCTTTTACACATACTATACATAAATGTTACACTTAAAAACATATATAAAAATTGAAAGAAATATCTAATAGATATTTGTGTATTATTTAATCCTATTTTTTTGTATTGATCAATATTCAATAATGATATTATATTTAATATTATTATAGTAAAGATATATATCCAACAAAATATACCAGGACCACTTACTAGTTTTCCACCTTCTTCCCAGCAATGATTATCTAGTTCCATATTTTCAAATAAATTATAGTTTTCAAATGGACCTTTTATTTTTTTAGATGAAGATTTAACCATTTATAATATAATAAATAAAAAAATTTATTGATAAATATCAGGTATTTTATTTAATCTAATCCATACATTACACAACCATTTAATACCTGATGTAGGTGGTAATCCAGCATGAAATGAATCTTCCAATTTAGTTTTATTATCTTTTTCTAAATTAAAAAATAAAGCAGCTTTACCTTTAACAGGTTTTATTTTAATATTTCTATGAGGAAATTCTGTTTCACCACCTGTAAAATCATCATTTAAATATAATAAAAATGTAGCATATCTTTGCCCACCTTGTTTCAAAAATTCAACACATTTATGATCTTCCCAACATGCGTCCCAATGTGCTTTATATTGTTGACCTGGTTCATATCTGACAACTTGTAATTGTTCAAAATGATCAGATTTTATCCCAATTATTTTAGATAATTTATCATAAATATCTTGAACAACTTTATGATCTCTTGTAATAAATGTATTGTGACTGGTTCTGAAAACTTTATCAGGAACATTCGCGCCACCTTCACCTATAACTGGACTGGGTCTAATTAAAGGTTTCGCCAGAGATATTATTTCATTACATTGTTTATCAGATAAAATATTAGGATATTCATAAATTTTATTTATATCAAATTCTGTTATATATTTGTATAAACAATATATCGTAATTATGATAATAAATAGTAATAAAATATATAAATACATTATATAATTAATATAAAATAATAATATAAATTTATTATATATATATTATGTCATCAGAAGGCGAAATTATAAATACATTAAGAAAGACTGTATATGGATTAATAGATGTTATAAAAGATATAATTAAAAAAATTCAAGAATCTGGTGGTAAAAGTTTAACAAGTCATGTAAGTGCTACCACTGGTCCTACAGGGTCCCCCACTACGGATATACATGGAACACCAGGCATGGTAACTGGAATACAATCTCAATCAAAAATATTTAAAATATTAATGGTTGTATGTATGATAGTATCTGTATTTATATTAATAGGGGTTGCTATAAATCTGTTCAATTATGGAACATCCAGCAGCAGCAAACCAACTAGTAAAGAAGGCAAAACACCTAAAAAAAATGACATACATATATTACCTGGATTATTTAAAGAAGATAATGTTATAACTTTATATAGTACAAAAAAAATAGAAACTAATAAAAAAACAGAAAAAGATAAATGTGAAAATATAAATAATAATATAGACAGTATATCTAAAAAATATATGGCAAATGGTAAGATATCTTCTCCAAGTGATTATGAAAATTATACTAATAAAATGGGTGTTGAAATAAATAAATGTAATGGAATGAAAGAATGTAAATTAAATCCAAGTGCTATCATAATTAATAAATGTTCTAAACTAACTACTACTACAACTACTAAAAAATCTGATATTACTACTACTACAGCAAATAGTATAGATGCATTTTTAAATGATGTAAATAGTGATCCGGGCTCCGTAGATAGTGGTAAAGTTGTAAATAATTTAAGAAGTAATATATCTAATACAACAACTACTCCTTTAAAAGAAGGATTTTTATCAGGTATGTCAGATATGTCAAGTGGAATCGAAAGTTCTATTGATCCTAACAAAAGTAGCGATGAATCAAATAATAGTAGTAAATCTAGTAAATCAGAAAATTCTCATAAAAAGAAAGATATTGAAGCATATAAATGTCAGTCTGATTTCTTTTATAGTTTTATTAGTCATGTGGATAAACCTGATGAAAAATCAATTAAAAATGGTGATCAAATATCTGCTTCATTATGTAATGGTAGTTGTACATTAGATAATAATTCATTTAATTTGAATTATGGTAAAATATCAGATTCTAATAATAATATTAATACATATGCTGATACAAATTATTTATATTATACAAATCAGCAGTCAGATTTAAATAAAACTCAAAAAAATACTATATATAAAAATTATTCATTGCCCATTATAAATGATACAATGTCAAAAATAGAAAATTATAAAATATGTTTACATAATAGTGAATCTGAAAAAGAAAAAGATGATGATGATAATAGTGGTTTTTCTATATTATTTGGTTAATTTATTGTTCTTTACGCTGCATCCATGGATCTTTTGATGACAAAACTCTTTCTAAATCACTAGTTTCAGCGGGTTCCTGTGAATCAAGACCAATTGGTTCTTCAATAACCTTTTCTCCTTCAACACATGGTTCATCTTCAGCACCTGTTTCTGAAGAAACACTGTCAAGTGCTTCTTTGGATTTTCTTTCTTTTTCAGCGCGAATTCTTTCTTCTTGTGCTGCTTTAATTTTATCTCTTTTTTGTTCTTCATAAAAGATATCTTTATTGACATTATTTTCTTTATATTTCTGCATAAGGTTATTTAGTTGATCATCACCGAAATGTTCATCTTCAATATTATCGGGATTGGGATTAAATGGTAACCAATATCCTACTTGACCTACAAATACGTGGAAATTAGAATCGGTTTTATGAAGTCTGCTGGCACGAGCATCTGCTTCAGCTTTACTCTGAAAGATACCTCGAACTTTAACACCTCTAACATTACAACGTCCTTGATTTTTTTCATCGTATTCTTTTTGAAGAGCATCTTCATGTTTATATTTAAAATCATTATATTGTCCCATTACTTTATCATAACTCCAATTTTCAGATTTACATACACTCTGAAGAAATTTAGATACATAGAAACCATGTTTATCCTCAAAAACATCATCGGGATCTAAAAAAGAAATACAACAGTAGTTTTGTCCGTTAATTGGATTATCAACATCAAGGAAATCAATTTTATCTTCCGCCATATTTATAGATTTATATAATAAATTTTCTTTAAATAATTTATATTATATAATATAATGAATTTTAATTTTAATATAAATAATTTCTTAAAATATACAGTTCTGTTTATAATAGTTACATTTTCAACATTTTTTATACCATCATGTAGTATAATGAATAGACATGCTGTTTATATTGGATTAATAGCAGCAACAACATTTGTCTTATTAGACAAATATTATCCAAGTATTGTGATAAATAATAAAGAAGATAAATATTAAATACTAGGAATATATTCCCATTTTAATTCTTTACAAATATTTTTCCATATTGCATCTTGTTGTCTAAGTTTTTCATTGCTTTTTAAATAAGGAAAACATTCCAATAAATCTTTTAATTCTAATAATTCACAAAATTTATGAAGTACATATGAATATGATAAAAAATTACTTCGAGTTTTAGGACAATGTTTTTGAAATGGTTGTTGTATTTCTTTAAACATATTTCTAAATTTTTCTTCCGTATGTCTATTTAATATAGGTGCTTTTTCTCCAGTTATGATATAAATAATATGAAATATATGTTCATAATATTTATTATAATCTAATTTTTTTAAAATATCTCTAATATTATGATAATTTATATTATTATATGAAAAATTTTTATTCTTTTTTAATTCTTTATTAATATTATCATAAACTTCTTTGGGTATATCGGTTGTTTCTTTTGCTTGGAATTGTGCCAACCATTCATTAAAATGATTTATTCTTTTATAAGCAAAATATGTTGATTCTCTAATAGGATCTTTATATGAATTAGAATCTATATTATATATTATTTTTTCTGTATATCCACATTTATCACATATTAATTCACTCTCATTTTGACGAATTATTAATTTATTTTTACATATTTTACATGTATTTATATTTGTAATTTCTGTATGATTTGTAAATTCATCATTTGTATTTACCATATATTGATGAATAATATTATTACATTTTACTGGTATATTTTCACATATATCATCTTCTTCATTTTGTTTATCTTTCATAAATTCTAATACAGATTTTTTTTTTGTATTATTCGGTATCGATTTCTTTTCATTACTGTAATATTCAGATAACAACATAGCATTATCTAAATAATAATCAATATATTCATCTTTATCATAATTTTTAATTTTATTTTTTAAAAAAACAGTCTTATTATCAATTTCTATACAATCATTAATATCAGATATTTCTTTTAATTTATTTAGATCATCTATTTCTTTATTTATTTTATTGATATTTTCCATATTTTTATCTATTTGCTCTATTTTATTGTTGTGAAGAAAATCTATTTTAACTCTTGTATCTCCTGTTATTTTTTTTAAAGGTTTATCCTTTATTGATGTCATTATTAATTTATATAATTAAATTCTTTAAGTGATTATTTAATTTTTAGATGTCTCTTAATTTTATTAATATGACCAGCATTATAAATAGCTTTTCCAGATTCAATATCAGAAATAATTTGAATGGGTAGATTAATTGCATTTGCTAATTGTTTCTGTGTAAGTGATCTAGCAGAACGTCCTTTCATAATTGATTGTCTAAGTTCTAATGTTAACTGTTTATGATGTAAATCATCTGAATCTGCTTTTTTCTCTAATGATATATTTTTAAGAACTGTATTTGATGGTTTCTTTTTAGAGTTATCTACATTTTCTTTAGGTTTCTTAACAACGATAGTTTTCCAATCTTGATGATCATCTAGAGCATTAAAATGTTTATCATAATCTTTATTCATTATAATTGTAAAATATATTTTAAAAGAAAAAATAATTAAAAATCAAATTTAATCAATTTCATCAATAGTAGGTTCTGATTTGCTGGTCATATCAGGCATTCCACTCATATCAGGCATTCCACTCATATCAGTCGTATCAGTGGAGCCAGCACTTTGATGTAATTTAGTCATAATCGGCATCATTACAGATTTCATCTCGTCTTGTTTAGTATCGATTTCTTGTTTAGTACAACTATCACGATTAATATCAAACCATTTTTCTGCTTCATCAACTGTTTCTTTAATAGTGTTTCTATCTTCTTCTGATAGTTTTTCAGATAATTCTTTATTTTCAATCGAAGATTTAGTTTGATATAGTAGAGATTCAAAATTATTAATTGAGTCAAGTTTTTCTTTAACACGTTCATCGTCTTCTTTAAATTTTTCAGCTTCTTTAACCATTTCATCAATTTGATCTTTTGTAAGTCTATCTTTATCATTTTTAATAGTGATATTTTGTGCTTTACCTGAACTTTTTTCCACAGCTGATACATTCATAATACCATTCGCATCCACATCAAAAGATACTTCAATCTGTGGTGTACCACGAGGACCCGGTGGGATTCCATCTAATAGAAAATTACCTAAAAGATTATTATCTTTTGTCATAGCACGTTCACCTTCAAAGATTTGAATATTAACACCAGGTTGATTATCTTCATATGTAGAAAAGGTTTGAGATTTCTTTGTTGGGATTGTAGTATTTCTTTCAATGAGTTTAGTCATAATACCGCCAGCTGTTTCGATACCTAGAGATAATGGAGCAACATCTAATAATAGAAGATCACTTGCTTTATCACCGTCTTTTAATCCTCCTCCTAGAATGGCTGCTTGGACAGCAGCACCATAAGCAACAGCTTCATCAGGATTAATACTTTTACATAATTCTTTACCATTAAAAAATTCAGACAATAATTGTTGAACCTTTGGAATTCTGGTAGATCCACCGACAAGAACAATATCATGAACATTATTTTTACTAATCTTACTATCTCTTAGAACTTTCTGAACTGGTTCCATAGATTTTTGAAAAAGATGCATACAAAGTGATTCAAATTTAGCACGTGTGATACTAGTAAAAAAATCAATGCCTTCATAAAGAGAATCTAATTCAATACTAGCAGTATTTCCAGATGATAGAGTTCTCTTAGCACGTTCACATGCTGTTTTTAAACGACGAACAGATTTCTTTGATTCCATAAGATCTTGTTTATTTTTACGTTTAAATTCTTGAGCAAAGTGTTGAACAAGAATATTATCAAAATCTTCACCACCGAGATGAGTATCACCAGCAGTTGCCTTGACTTCGAAAATACCATCTTCGATTGTCAATAAAGAACAATCAAATGTACCACCACCCATATCAAAAATTAATACATTCTTTTCACCATCACTCTTTTTATCTAATCCATATGCGATTGCTGCTGCTGTTGGTTCATTAATAATTCGAAGGGGATTTAGTCCCGCGATTAAACAAGCATCTCTTGTAGAATTTCTTTGTGAATCATTAAAATATGCCGGAACAGTTACAACTGCATCAGTAACAGTTTCTCCAAGATATGCTTCAGCAATATCTTTCATTTTAGTTAAAACCATGGATGAAATTTCTTCAGGTTTAAATGATTTCTTTTCACCTTTATATTCAACATTAATATGGATTTTACCATCTTTATTATCAACACCAAATGGGAATAATTTTAATTCTGCCTGAACAACTGGATCACTAAAATCACGTCCAATAAGTCGTTTAGCATCATATACAGAATTACACGGATTAGCATTTGCTTGATTCTTAGCAGAATCACCAATTAAACGTTCTTCACTTGTGAAAGCAACATATGATGGTGTTGTTCTGTTCCCTTGATCATTAGCAATTATTTCACAACGGTTGTCTTTCCAATATCCTACACAAGAATAAGTTGTTCCGAGATCAATTCCAATAGCAACCATATTATAATATATTTATGATCATATTTTTAAGTATTTATTTATTGTATATATTATATGATAAAATTTTGTATATTAGGTGATATGGGTAGTGGTGAAATATCACAATACAATGTAGCAAAAGCAATGTATCATAATATAGTTGCTAATAAAATTAAATTTGTGTGTGGTTTAGGTGATAATATATATCCAGCAGGATGTTATAATACAGATGATCCACAGTTCATAGAAAAGTTTGAAAAACCATATAAAATGATTCCTAATAATATTAAATTTTATATGTGTTTGGGTAATCATGATTATGGTAGTTATTGGGATCAAACATTTCGAAATTGTTCAAATAATCAAATAGAATATGGTATTTTATCACAAAAGAAAAAGATGAAATGGTTTTTACCTGGTAATTATTATACTTTTTCTAAAAAACAAGGAGATGTTACAATAGATTTCTTTATTATAGATACAAATTTGGATTTGATGAGTGATAAACTTAAAAAAGAACAAATGAAATTTACAGTTGATGCACTTAAAGAATCTAAATCCGATTGGAAGATATTATATGGTCATCATACATTTATATCAATTGCTGGTCATGGTAATGCTGAACCAGAATTAAATAGATATTTACGTAAATTATTTAGATTAGGTGTTGATATGTATATGAATGGACATGATCATACTAAACAAATTGTTGAATTTAGAATAGGGAATAGAACAATTCCTGTTATAACTTGTGGAACAGGGGGTAAACCATATGATGATGGACCATTAAATTTTAAAAATATCAAAAGAGGATCTAAATTAATATGGAATGCTGAAACTCTTGGATTTGGAACGATGTTTTGTGATAAAAAATCAATACGTTTAGAAATGTATGATGAAAATAATAAATTAGAAACCGAATATAAATATAATAAAAAATATAAAAAGACAATAAAAAAGAAAAAGAAAAATAATAAAACTATTAGAAAATAATTAATAATATATTATATATTATATATTATATGGCAGCAGCAGCAGCAGCAGTAGAAGCAGTAGAAGCAGGAGAAGGTTTGGGTATATTTGCAAAATATGGGGCAAAATTTGGGGCAAAAGTTGGGAAAGGTGTTTTAAAATTTGCGGGAAAGGCTATTGCCAGAGGAGCTAAATTGACAGAAGAAGAATCCGTAGAAGCTATAGAAAAATCAGCAGAAATTTCTGGGGATTTAATATCGAAAGAGGTAACATTAGAAGGAAAGCATATAGGAGATGAATTTAAAGATGTTAAAGGTTTAAAAAATTTTGCAAAAAAAGTTGTAGAAGGAGGGACTGGTTCTGGTTCTGGTTTTACAGTACCTGATTCATCAGAATCAGAATCAGAATCAGATACATTTGATGCTTTAAAAAATCTTGCTAAGAATCATGCCACACATCATGAGAATACAATAAATGATACTGATGGCAACCCCATTACATCTCCAAAATTATTGGATAGAGCCTACGCCTTTACAGCTAGAACTGCATTGGCTAAAGCTCATGGTATAGAAATGGATGATCATATGAAGAAATTTTATGAAAAAAATCCAAAAATGGTCGATGATATAGCACATATGCATGCTCATGATGCGGCACTAAAATTAAACGATGTTAATTCCAAGGACAAACACACAGCCGCAACAGCAGAAGCTAAGAGTCATGCAAATAGTATGCTTGAACATATTGGACCAGAACGAGCTAAATGTAAATCACTAGAAAAATTAAAAGAAGCAACAGAAGGTATAGTTAAAAGTCTTGATGGTAAGGGTAAGTTAGGTGATGAAGATATAGTTGCTATATCACAATGTGCAATGGACCTTTATAATGATGTCGAGCGTTTATCCGAACACTGTGATAATTCTTTTTTAGAAAAACATCAAGGACTAATTAGCAACACCACACAACAAATGAGTAAAGCAAAAGATGTTAAAGATAATAAATATCATGAGCTTGATCCTGCTCAAGTAGATTTTCATAAATCTACGACTATGCACGAAGCTGTTAAAAATTATGAACATACTGGAGATCCTGAAAATCCTGGAGATCATGAAAATACTAGAGATTCCGAAGATTCAGATTGTAAAAAAATATATGCTTCTATGATAGATAAATTAAACACTATTAAAAAACAGGTCAGTGATTTAGAAGTTCATGGTGATTCAAGTGCTGCTGTTGTGCATTCTACTCCTACTCCTGTTGCTTCTGTTGGCGGGTCTAAAAGAATCGTAAGATCTTATAAAAATAAAAGGAAAACTGTTAATAAAAAAAATAGATCAAAATATACTAAAAGAAATACTGTTAATAAAAGAAAATCTGTTAATAAAAAAAAAACTGTTAATAAAAGAAAAAGAATTACTATAAAATCTATTAGGACTAAAAGAAAGTCCCGAAAATAAAATATTTTATATAGATATAATGGACAGATCCGAATATTATTATGAAGTTGTTAATGATAAATATTTGAATAAACAATTTGATTGTAATACTAGAACTCCGTATACAAGATATTATTTTGATTTAAATAATGGATATTCTCAAGCATTGTATCCAAATGTTAAAGTGTATCAAACAAATCCAATTGAATTTAATAAAGAAATAATAAATAATCCATTGAATATTATTAATAAAAAATAATTATCTAATATAATATATAAATATGGTTGCCAGTCCTGAACATTATGGTGGTGTAGATTATTCTTCCCCAGTTGCTTTTTCACAAACACAAACAGCAGGATTTTCTCCTACGATGAATCCCATTACTCCAGGACATGATATGTCAATAATAGGTGGTAATGGTGCTGCTGCTTCTGCTCCAGATTCATCAATGAATACATGTAGTGTATTTCAAACAGGTGGTGGTAGAAGAAAGAGAAAAGCAAAAAGATCACGTAAATTAAGAAGATCAAATAAATCGCGTTTATCATCAAAATCAAGAAAATCACGTTCTAAATCAAGATCTAAAGTCAAAAAACTATCAAAAAAATCTTTAAGAAAATCTAAAAGAAATAAAAGAAAATCATTAAGATAAGTTTTAAAATAAATATTTTTTTAAATTCTTTTTAAAATGCAAAATTATAATACATATACTAATGATAATATTGCTAGAAAAGGTTTAGTAGATTCATTTAATCAATCACAAATGATAAAACCTAATGAACTTATTAATGATAATCCTATGTTTAGTAGAGATGGTTTTGATAAAGAAAATAAATTAATTAAACAACTCAATGACGATATATTTCAACTAAATACTCGAATCCAAAATCTATTGATGAAACAAAATGATTATGATAAATTAGAATTAGAAAACAAAAATGCTGAACAGAAAATATCTCAACTCACTACTGAACTAAATACAAACAAAAACCAAATGAGTTTATTAAAATCTGAAATAGATAAATTAAAACAACTCGTTTATGACAAATATAATAATAAAAAATATTTCTTGATTAGAGATTTATCTAAAAAGTATGAAACCGATTTTGACATCGTTCATATTATATGTGATAAATTAAATATCAATGAAACAAATATCAATAAAGGAACATTAAATGAAGTTGTTAGTGAAATCAAAAAATATAATGATAAAAAAAGAGAAATGGATTTAAATGATTAACTAACAATATCAACACCATATTT